AACCAGCATCCAACAGTATAGGCTGAATAGCTTCATGAGAAGTTTGTACTTCTAAAGCCTCCATACCTAGCTCTTTTGCTAGTGCTTGAAAAAAAGGATAGTACTTCAACATATTCCTATCACCTCTTTTATAAGCACAAGCTATCCAAATGAAAAAAGTTTTTTGCCCAGTAAATCGATTGACTTCCGTAGTCGAAACCACAAAACCTTCGGGGGCTTTCCAGTAAACAGCGTTTTCTGCAACCACTTCTGCATAAACGTCTTCCACTCGGAAAGCCAAATTCGGGCAGTCGTCCAAAAGAAATTCAATATGAGGACGCATCCTATCCCAGTCTTCACGAATATTACCAACAATAGGTTCAAAAACTTTTTCATCGTTTTGAATACTTGGTCCTCGTAAGCCTATAACTTGGCCCTGTTCCACTATATCTCACCTTTCGAGCTACTCTTGATGCTGTTTGTCTTCCACGCTTTTCAGCGGAATCTAATCCTTCAGCGAACAACGATGCGTAAACCTGTGCTCCTGCATAATCTGTCCACTCCCTGCCTGGAAGTCTTAATAATCTAAAAATAGTACCGTTTACTATAGTATCCCTATAGTCATTCATTATGTCGTCGTTACAAGAACTAGACGTATGTGTAGGTTTTAACGCTACTCGTAGCAACAACCCGTTTACTTTTGTTTCGTTAGGTACAGGTGCTACATAAAAAAGAGAAGGCGATTGCTTAACAAAGTATTCTGGTCGTCCTTCGTAACCAGACTGTCTCCATTTAGGCTTACGTTGTTCTAGTAACGCATTT